TGCGACAGTGGTGGAAACACGAGAAACGATTCCAGGGTTGGTGGTCTCACTTGCTTGTGGCGAAACATGTGTGGGAATTCCATACTTGAAGTCCTCCATCCAAGCATAAATGTTAACAGTAACATTGCTGGTGGTGTCTCCTAAAGCATGTTGAAGTCCCGAATCGGTTGCATGCATGTTGATTATACCCATCTTGTTCCCCTGAAACGCAGGAATGTCTAGTGCATTAGTGGGCCAGAGGAAAGGGAGAAGCATCTCCCCACCTTTCGATGTAGTTGGGTTCAACCATAAATGCATGCGTTGCGACGCTTCGATAAACTCTGCCTCAGTGTAACCACCGAGACCACGAGCACCGTAGCCATCAAATTGATGCAAAGGTAAATAATCGACCAGAATCCTACCATAATGGAAATGGGTTCCGCTCAATGTAACCTTCAATCGCAAACGACCACGTAGCATTCGATAGTGACCGATTCGACTCTTAACTGTCGTGCTGTTCAAGTACAAAGCCCAAGGGTCGAAGGATCTAGCAAAGCCAGCTCCAACTTCCCATGTATTGGAAATGATCTTGATTGGGCGCGAAAGAAATTCGTCAAGAGGGACGTCCTGAGATATCGCATAATCTCGGACGGGGTCCGCTAATGGATTAACAGTTGCAATGTGGTGCGCTGCTTCATCCAGAAAGTGGACAGTTTGGTGACGGGAAGAGGTCGCAGCCATGGAAGTAGACTGAGTCCCGTCGTTTGCCTGGGGAAAAATATCACAGGCGGTTTTCGCAGCATCCGCTACTTGAGAGTTGTATGGCTCTCCACCATTTGAGGAGATCTCTAAGACTTCGCGGAGATCAGTACGCCTTGTATAAATAGGTAAATATGTATATGTATATGTATATGTATATGGTACAGTTTGTGCGTATGTAACATGAATTGGACATTCTTGACAAGTGCCTTTGCACAATTGGTAATCTAAGTGTCATAAATTTGCCGCCAAAACTCAACTCTTTCCTCGAAGGAGTTGAGAACAGCGGGTATCGTCCAGTTTTTTGATTGGCAGACTTCTTTCATCTGATTCTGCCGTTTTTCGTAAGTCTCCTTTCCGTGGAAGAACCACTCGTGCATCGCTGTCTCGATGCAGGAAATACTCACTTCGTCTTTCGTCACAGTTCGTGAAGACAAATTGCTATGCAAGCTCTTGAAGATGGATGCCTCATCCAAGCGGCCAACATTACACTCCAGTTCAGGAATATATGTATTTTTCCGCTTTAGAAAGTCCACATCTTCAGTTTTCATGAATGGTATCTCATCAGAACTCTTATCCGGCAACGTGATTTTCATATTCACTTTAGCCAAGAATTTCTTATAAGAACTGAAATTGAAAAGACGGTACTCTGGATGCACCGTCCCTACAAAATCATCTCCATATGTGAGCGCAGCAACTTTGCTCCTGAAGTCAGTTTCATTTGGGTAACAATCAAAGAATCCAAGGCGAACATAAAGTGATCCAGCAATGCTGTTGATGATCACAGTAATGTTATTACCTGAAGTATTGATGTTGAAAAGCATGAGCATGGTGCCATTGTAGTCCACTAGAGGGTGGACAATATCGGTGACCATTGCTTCCATGATAGATAAATCTGACTCACAGTAGCCTGCCTTACGAGCAAGATGGATGAGGATACGAAGAGTTGCCACTGTTATCTGAGAATTCATGCGAATGTCATACTTGGAGTAATCCCAAGCTATCATTTCGCTTTTATCAAATTTTGTGGCATGTCCCCAAATCTTCGACCATTGACGAGAGAAGGGATTCGTTCCCACTGCACACTCACTTTCCATCTGATCGCTTAGCCAAGCGGTCACAGGTAGAAAGTACTTTCGGATCAGCAAACTCAAAGCTACAGGACAGGCATAGAAAACTCTCACCTTGTCCTTATCAACTGGAGTAGGCTCATCCTTAAGTGACGCATTACAGACGGGATACCCTCGCTCACCTTTTTTGTAGCAAGCAAGCAGACGCTCTTTTTCAGCGATTATGGCTGCAGAGGGTATACGATCCTTCAAGACTTGTCCATCTCTAACCTCAGTAAAATGCTTTTCCTTTTTTCCGAATACAGGGAAACCCATACTCGTATTCATAGGTAGAGCATCTAGATGTTTGACTCCGGGTCGCCCCAGAATCGCTTCTTGATCTGATAGAGGTTGCAGTTGTGGAATAGTCTCTAACAATGGTTTTGAATAATCGTCCATTGCCTTTTCAACTGCTCGAGGAGGAAACATTAACGCTGGGTTCTTGAAGTGTTCCATTGTTGCATTATAGCATTTCCAATTCGGTCGAAGTCTTGGTGGTCCCCAAATACTAGGGACACCACATGACTTTTCGACTTCATCGGATATTACTGATTTTACAACAGAACTCTTCATCTGTGAACGTAAGTGCGTACTACCGAGCACATCAACAAAGTCCGTGTTCTCCAAGCGAGAAGCCATTGCGTGTGGGTGAATGACTTCTGACGCTATAACCTGTTTTCCATACTGTGTGGTAGGAACAGGTCCAGCGTTGGCATGGATAATATGTCCTTTATTTCTGAGCTCTTCTATGCTCTTCTCGATATCACTTTTGGTGACAGATTGGCAGACACCTTTTCCTGAGGTGTTACCGCCGATGTGCATTCCGACAATACACGGATCCTTGGTTTCGGATATGAGGAGTCCCATACAGGTTCCATCTCCAATCAAAGTGCTCTGGTACTCTCC